TGCGCAATCCACCGCTCTCCCCTCCGTCCCAGGACCTTGAACAAGACCTTCCCGCCCAGGCTGCCGACCGCATCACGGCCCTGGTCGCCAGCGGGGCACTGGGGAGCGATGAGGCCGTGGCCTTGCTGGCCGAAGCGGCTGGCGCCGATGCCGCGCTGCAGCGGCGCGAGGCCGAGGCGCGTGCCGTGCGCGTGGGCGCGCTGGGGCGGCGGCTGCTCACCCTGGCGCAGGGGCAGGTGCAGCAGCGCCAGGTGATCGAGGAGCGCTGGTACAAGGACGTGCGCCAGTTCAATGGACAGTACGACCCGGGCATGTTCGGCGACGAGGGCGAGTACGGCAGCCGTGTCTTCGTGCCGCTGACGCGGCGCCTGTGCGGGCTGGTGGAGGCGCGGCTGTTTGACATGCTGTTCCCCAGCGACGAGCGCAATTTCGTGATCGAGCCCACGCCCGTGCCCGAGCTGGACGAGGCGCTGGGCCTGGCCGGGCAGTTGCCGCCCGGCACGCCCATGCAGTCGCCCGAGGGGCCGATGCTCACGGCCGGCGCCATCCATCAGTCCATCGGTGCGCTGATGGACGAGGCGAAAAAGCGCTGCGATGCGATGCAGCGCGAGATCGACGACCAGTTGGCCGAGTGCAGCTACCCGCGCCATGCGCGCGACGCCATCCACGACGCGGTGCTGTACGGCACGGGCGTGCTCAAGGGGCCGGTGCCCATGTTCCGCACCACCAAGCGCTGGGCGCAGCAGGCCGGGGCGGGTGGGGGCGGCGCCTACGTGATGCAGCTCACGCGCAAGCCGCTGCCGCAGGCCAGCCGCGTGGACCTGTGGAACTTCTTTCCCGACATGAGCAGCACGCACATCCGCGAGGCGGAGTTCGTCTTCGAGCGCCACTACCTCACGCGCCAGGAGGCGGCCGCCCTGCAGGACATGCCCGACGTGGACACCGAGGCCCTGCGCCGCATGCTGGGCGCCGAGCCCACCACGCCGACCAACAACTACCGCGAGCGGCTGCGCGCCATCAGCGGCACCAGCGGTGCCAAGGACCGGCGCTACGAGGTGTGGGAGTACCACGGCCCCATCGAGGCGCAGGACCTGATCGACTGCGGCTGCGCGGTGGACGAAGACCCGCTGAAAACCTACACCGGCGTGGTGTGGTTCGGCAGCCAGGGCGAGGTGCTCAAGGCCGCGCTCAACCCGCTGGACAGCAACGAGCACCCCTACAGCGTGTTCACCTGGCAGATGGACGAGGCCAGCATCTTCGGCTTTGGCATGCCCTACGAGGTGCGTGACAACCAGGAGAGCGCGAACAGCGCGTTCCGCGCCATGCACGACAACATGGGCCTGTGCGTGCTGCCCCAGGTGGTGGTGGACGACCAGGCCATCGAGCCGGTGGATGGCTCCTGGCGCATGGCACCGGGCAAGTTCTGGCGCAACAAGCGCCCGGGGTCGGACGCGCGCCAGGGCATCCAGTTCATCGCCATCGACACGCGGCTCAACGAGCTGCAGGCCATCTTCGGCATGAGCAAGCAGCTCATCGAAGAGGTGGGTACGCTGCCGGCCTTTCTGCAGGGCAGCGAGGCGCCCAACTACATGCAAAGCGCCACGGGCGCCAGCATTGCCTACAACGCGGCCAACCTGTGGGTGCGCCGCGCGGTGCGCAACTGGGACGACGACATCGTGACGCCGCTGGTCACGCGCTTTTTCGACTGGAACATGCAGTACGGCGAGAAGGACGAGATCAAGGGCGACAGCCGCGTGCGCGCGCTCGGGATTGCCGCGCTGGTGGAGCTGGAAGGCCAGGCCCAGCGGCTGCAGGCCTTCATGCAGACGGCGCAGGCCATGGGCCTGCCGCCCAGCAACCAGATGCGGCTGATGCGCGAGTTTGCGCGCGCCTTCAAGCTCGACCCTGACCGCGTGCTGCCCACCGAGCAGGAGATCGCCGGCATGCAGCAGGCCGAGGCGCGACAGGGCCCGGGCCCGCAAGGCCCCGATGCCGCCCGCCTGGCCCAGCAGCGCGAGCAGGCCGCGATGCAGGGCGAGCTGGAAAAGGCGCGCCTGCAGTTGCGCCGCGACGAGGCCATGGCCCAGCGCGAGCTGGCCCAGCAGCGCATGGCGCTGGAGGCCGCCGGCAGCGCCGAGCGCCAGCGCCAGGGCCAGCAGGAGGCCCAGCGCCGCCAGGCCTTTGAGGTGCAAAAGACCCGTGCCCTGCTGGCCGACCGCCAGGCCGACCGCGACAACAAGGCGCAGATGCTGAACGCCGAAATGCAGTTCGCCGCGCAGACGGGGAGGGGCGTATGAGCTGGGCCGAGCAGATCAACCCCGCCACGGCCGTGTGGCGCGGCGTGCAGGCCTACGCGGCCGAGCGCGTGGCGGAACTCACGCGCACCTGCGTGGCCGTGGCCTCCACCGAGTCCGAGATCCGCTGCGCGCAGGCCGCCATCCAGGAGCTGCAGGCCCTGCTGGCGCTGCCCAACCGCATGGCCCTGCAGGCGCAGCAGCGCGGCGCCACCGACCGAACCAAGGGATACTGAGCATGGCCTCCTACACGCAAGACCACGTCAATGCCGCCTACGCGACCGAGCGGGCCAACGGTGCCTCGGACGCCGACCTGGAGCGCATCGGCAAATCGCTGGGCGTCACCGACGCGCAGTTCAACCTGGCCAGCCAGGCCTGGGGCGGGGCGCAAGCCGCATCGGCGGGCCCCGCCCCCGCGCCCGCGCCCTCGGCAGCCCCTGCCGACCGCTTCACGCAGCAGCAGTACGACGGCGCGCGCACCTGGGCCGACGGCAAGACCTTTGCCGAGATCGGTGCCGAGGCGCAGCGGCTGGACCTGAGCGCCGACGAGGTGGGCCGCATCTTCGGCAACCACGGCGGCACCGGCCAGCAGGTGAAGGACTTGACCAAGTACGGCACCGAGGGCTGGTCGGGCTGGCAGGGCGAGGCCGCCAAGTGGAGCTATGACCAGGACTCGGAGTTCGGCTGGAGCCGCATGGCCGACCCCAAGAAGCCGCCCACCACCGGCATCAACCTGTCGCAGCTGCAGGGCATGACCAGCTGGAACGTGGCGCCCAACGAAACGGTGCGCAGCCAGTTGCAGCAGATCATTGCCGACGACAGCCCGCTGATGCAGCAGGCCCGTGCCCGCGCCATGCAGTCGGCCAATGCACGCGGCCTGCTCAACAGCTCCATGGCCATGACGGCGGCCGACGCGGCCCTGTACGACGCGGCCATGCCCATTGCCCAGCAGGACGCCAGCACCTACGCGCGGGCCGGCGAGTTCAACGCCAACACGGCCAACACCTTCTCGCGCGACAACAACGCCTTTGTGCGCGATGCCTACATGGCCGACTTCAACGTGCAGGCCAACGAATGGGCGGCGCAGCAGCAATGGGACCGCGACTACCGGATGCTGGACCGCCAGCAGCAGCTCACGCTGGAGCGTGATGCCATCCAGAACGGCTACCAGTCGGCGCGCGACCAGTTCGCGGCCCAGAGCCAGATGGCCATTGCGCAGCTGGATGCCGCGTCGCGCGCCGCCGCGATCCAGCCCGACACCAGCGTTGCGCGCACGCAGATGCAGATCGACGCCGATGAGCGCAAGACCGACAGGCAGGTCGCGCTGGACGGGCGCAACACGCTCAACAACCTGCGCAACGACGGCGCGGACCGGATCTTCCGCATCCAGACCAGCGACATGTCGCCGGAGCAAAAGCGCGAGTCCATCGACAGCGTGGTCTCGATGAGCAACAGGTCGATGACCAACCAGGCCCAGTACCTGGGCATCGACGCGTCGAGCTGGCTGCTCACCGCCACGCCAGCGCCGCCTGCCCCTGCGCCCACGCCCACGCCCGCCACGAACGGCAATGCCGAGACCCCCTGATGACCACCACCATCCGCCGTGCCACCCGCGACGACCTGCCTGCCCTGTGCGCCCTGGCCCTGCGCGAGCATGCCCAAAGCCGCATGGCCGGCCAGCCCGTGGACTTGCCCTATGTGCAGGCCAACCTTCTCGGGGCCGTCCAGGGCCTGGCCACTGCGGTGTTCGTCAGCGAGAAGGCAGGCGCGGTGGCCGGAATGATCGTGGGCCTGGTGCAGCCCAGCCTCATCAACCGCTACCAGACGGCCTATGAGCTGCTGTGGTACGCCGAGGACGGCTCGGGCCTGCGGCTGCTGGCCGCCCTGCGGGCCTGGGCCCGCCGCATGCGCGCCACCGAGCTGGTGGTGCACAACTACGCCGGGATTGCAGACCCGGCCCGTTTCAACAAGGTCATGGCCCGCCGCGGCTTTGGCGTCATGGGCACGGCCTACGTGTCCGCACTGGAGAGCTGAACCATGGCCATCGTCATCCCCATCATCATGGCCGCCACGGGCGCGACCACGGCCATCGCCGGTGCTGTCGGCCTGACCGCCGCCATCGGTGCATCGGCGGCCGCCACCGTGGTGTCGACAGTCGCCTCCGTCGCCTTCCAGGTCTCGGGCGTCAACGACAAGATCAACAAGGCCGCGTCCAAGGTGTTCGGCGAGGATTTCGTGCAGATCGTCAACATCGCGGGGGCGGTGTATGGCGCGGTCAACGGGGGCTTCGATTTCGGGGGCGGGGAGGCCGCGGGCATCGTCACGGATCCATCGTCGCTGAACTACACCAACAGCGCCGACCTCCTCAGCGATACCTTCTCGGCTGCCAACGCGGCGGACCTGGCGGCGGGCGGCGCCGGGCTGGCCTCCGATGGCATGGGGGGCATCTACCACGCGCCCGGTACGGCGGGCGCGGTGCTGGATGCGCAGTGGCGCAACGGGCTGGGCACGGCCAGTGAATACACACCCGACGGGGGCATGAACAGCGTGGAGCTCAGCGCGATCGACCAGGGGGCGGCCAAGGGCGTCGGCTGGCGCAGCGCAGGGGCCAATGCCGATGCCAGGATCGCCTCCGGTTCGGCATCGTCAGCCGCAGATGAGTTGGCCAACCGGACCCGGGCAACCGGGACGGCCACGAGCATTGCCGCAGCACCAGCCCCGATGGCTGCGAACGTGTCCGACGCAGCCGCGTCTGGAATGAAGGCCGCTGGCGCCAATGCGGCGTCCGGCCCGCAGCGGCTCTCTGTGGGTGCGGACAGGCCCGCCGTGCCAAAGCCGGGCAGCTTCTTCGACAAGCTGGGCAGCTTCGCGACGAGCGAAAAGGGCCTGGGCCTGCTGGCCCAGGGAGTCAACACAGGGCTGACCAATGCCTCCAAGGAAAGGCTCGAGCGCGAAAAGATGGCCATCGCCGAGAGCCGCTACCGCAGCGTCTCCGGCATCCGTGTCGCGTAAGGAAACACCACACCATGAACCTCCACGAAATGGCCCGCCAGGGCGCGCAGCAAGCACCGCAGGCAGCCCCTGCAGGCAAGACACCACCCACCGCAAGACAGCAGGCCCAGTTCGACATGCTGTTGGGCCGTGCCCGCCAGATGCTCGGCCGGCAGGCCAGGGAGTGGCGCCAGGCGATGCAGATCGACCCGGTGGAAGCCGCCGTGCGAATGGGCACGCAGACCCTGCGCTTCCTGGCCATGGAGTCGGACAAGGCGGGCGAGCCGGTCGACCCTGCGGTGCTGCTGCATGCGGGTGTCCAGTTCGTCAAGGACGTGGCCGGCCTGGCCAACGAGGCCGGCCTGGTTCCCGACGAGCAACTGGAGCCCTTCCTGCAGCAGGTGATGCAGGAGTCCAGTGCCGCATA